CGCTTCAAAGACCTCTACCTCTCAGGCGGTGCGTACCTTGGCGGTACTGGTGCGGCTAATCATTTAGACGATTACGAGGAAGGAACTTTTACGCCCACTCTTAGCGGGGTTAATATGGGTGGAACCGCCGGTTATGTGAAAATAGGCAGAACAGTCACCATTACTTTTGACGTAAGCGTTCCGGCGGGAACTACGGCTGATTATGTAATTGGCGGCTTGCCGTTTAATTGCAGAGATCGACACGGAACTTGCAATGTAATTTACGCGAATACCGCAACGGCTATTACTGGCGGGTATGTAGACGTCAACAATAACTCGATTGTATTAATTGTTGATGGAGGAACCTCTGCTACAAACCTTCAGCAAAATGAAAGAATTATTGGCGCTTGTCATTATTTTACAGATTCATAGCCCCAGTGGATGCTGAGGCCGGACTAAAGAGGAAACGAAAATGGCATTAACAGAAAGAACGGAAGTAGACAAAATTGAAATTGTAGGGCCGTATCGTGCTGTACAGGTGCGTACTGCCACGGTTATTGAGCGCGATGGCGAGGAGCTTACGCGGTCTTATCATCGTCACGTTGTAAGTGCTGGCGATGACTACAGCAACGAGACTGCTGAAGTACAAGCTATTTGCTCCGCAGTACATACCGCAGAAGTTATTGCGGCTTATCAAGCGTCACAACAGGAGACTCCGTAATGTTTAACTGGACTGTATCAGCAATGGACTACACCGCGTCACAAGACGGACACACCAACGTAGTCAACACCGTACACTGGCGTGTATCTAAGACCGACGGAGATAACTCTGGTTCTTCATACGGCACCGTTGGCCTTGAGCCACCCGGAGAGTCGTTTGTAGAGTGGGATGATATCACTGAAGCAACGGCTGTTGGCTGGGCTAAGGCGGCTCTGGGTGACGAGCAAGTAGCGGCTACAGAGGCGGCTATTGATGCACAGATTGCAGAACAAGCTAATCCTACTCACGGAACGGGAGTATCTTGGTGATTAACCTAGAGTTGAGTGTAGAAGAAGTAAACGCAATCCTTGGCGTGTTGGGCGACCTGCCCACCAAGACGGGCGCATGGCCCTTGATTGTTAAGATCAAAGAGCAGGCTGAAAGTCAGGTCGAGCCAGAAGAAAGCGATGATTAATGGATCCGCTGTCCCTTATAGCGATGGCCTCGACTACGTTCAAGGGCATCCAGACATTAGTAGAAAGAGGGGCAGAGATTGAGTCTGTAGCTCAAAAGCTGGGCGCTTGGTATACGTTCGCGGCAGATATTAGAGAAGCCGAGAAAGAAGCAGAGAGTCCGGGGGTATTCAAAAAGCTATTCGACGGGCAGACAGTAGAACAGCAGGCGCTTAACAGTGTAATAGCCAAGAAAAAACTGGAGGAGCAGGAAAAGCAGATCAGGGAGTTGATTGTCTGGGCTTATGGTACAGAGACATATCAAGAGATGATCGCGCTCCGCAGGGAGATAAAGGCAAGGCGGGAGAAGGTCATTTACAAGCAGCGAAGACGGCAGCGGATGGTATTTGATGGAATCCTTATACTTTTGGGCGCTTTGGTTGCTGCTGGCATTGTTGGTGGCATGGTTCATATAGTGGGTAATGCGTGAGCTATTACGTCGAGCCAGAGTATTGGGCTGAAGGGTATGCGGTTGGAGATGCCAAGCTAGTTGCGATGGCGTCTTCATCTGCCTCTGCCGCTGCTGTTGCAATGGGCAATGATGCGTATGCAGGCGCGCTTGTATCCGAGCTAACAGCCACCAAGGCGAGCGTCACCAGAAAGCTGGCAAGCGTTGGCTTTTTGTCCAACGCTGTTTATGCGGCGGATGGGTATTGGGTTGATGGATATGTAGATACAGATCCAACCTCAACAAGCGCATCTCCGACGGTATTTTTATCTTCCATAGCCGGGAAGATTGTTGCTGATTCTGCTGCAGAGGTGGCAGCGGGTAGACGCTTATTTAATGCGCTGAAGTCAGACTCAAGCAGCGCAGGTTTAGCTGCGGTTAGGCTAAAGTGGGAGTTAGAGGCAGAGCCAACAGACGCATGGGCGGATGTTACCGAGACAACAAGTATTTGGGTTAGCGCAACGGAGGTTAGCTCTTCATGGACGGAGGTTCTGATGCCGCATGAGAGAAATGATGAGGGTCTTGATTAGTGTTTAGAGCGTTAATAGCAGGTCAGGGTTTAGCTGCAGATGGCTCTCAGGCTTATACGTCTAGCGGATCTTACTCTTTTACAGTGCCGGATAACGTCAACATGGTATCTGCCGTCATGATTGGCGGTGGCGGCGGTAGCTCTGCGAACTATTACGGATCTACAGTTGAGGGCGGAGCAGGTGGCACATTGGTTTACGCCACATTCTTTGTGACCGCAGGCGAAACTTTAACGGTAGTGGTGGGCGCTGGTGGTACGGCTGGTGCTTATTCTCTCAGCGGATATCCCGGCGGTCACGGTGGCTCAACCACCATATCGCGTGGTGGCACGTTGTTGTTTCGCGCTCCCGGCGGAAAGGGTGGGGCTAACTCAAATGCCCTTGACTCAGTTGTAATTGATGGTGATGCGCTGTCTTCTAACTCCAACGCTGGTGGCGCAGGCGGGCTAGGCACTGACAACAGAGAGGGGAATGGTGGTGGTGGCGCTGGCGGCTATTCTGGCGTTGGCGGTGTGGGTGGCGACTATCAGCAAGATTACGGCACTGATGGCGCTGGTGGCGCTGGCGGAGGAGGGTCATCAGGCACTCTTGGCGGGTCTTATTATACCCCGGGAACCGGCGGAGATGGTGGAGGCACTGCGATTTTTGGCGAGGGTGCAAATGGCGCTGGAGGCGCAGGAAGCGGCCCTCCTGCTGTGGATGGTGGTGTTGGGTCATCAAACGGAAGTGTCAGCGGTGGAACCACGGGATATGGAGGTGGTGCGCCGTCAAAGGCAGGTGCGAGATATCTTAATCCTGACGCGGGCTACACCGGGGAAGCTGGCGACCGTGGAGCAGTAAGGATTATATGGCCCGGGCAGAGTAGGCAATACCCATCCACAAACACGGTGTAAAATAGGGCATCACAAGAGAGATTACACATGGCTACGACAACAAATTTTAGCTTTGACCTGCCATCTATTGGTGGCGATGCAAACGCATGGGGTACGAAGCTAAACAGTAACTGGACATCGCTAGATACCATCCTTAATGGTGGCGGCGCGGATATCAATATCGACGGCATTACCGCTGACGCATTGACGCTAACTGCTGTTGTTTCTCTTGATATTAGCGGCTCAATTACGGAAGAGGTTTATAGTGCTGGCGCATCAGGCACGGTTGACGTGTCTGCATCAAATGGCACTATCCAAACAATTGCCATGACCGGCAATGTGACGATTACCGACAGCTTATCTGCGGGGCAGTTTGTTACCTTGCAGATATCATCCGTAGGATCTGACACGGTAACGTGGCCTACCATGAAGTGGGTTTATGGCAGCGCGCCAACTCTTCACGCAACGAATGACAACTGGGTGCAGTTGTGGAAAGTTGGTTCTCAGCTTTACGGGTCATTTGTTGGATTCACCGCCTAATGCCGCTTGTCAAGGTTGACATACCAGCCGGGATCTACAATCACGGTAACGAGCTAGACTCCAAGGGAAGATGGCTGGACTCCAGCCTTGTACGCTGGACTAATAACTCCGCACAGCCTGTTGGCGGCTGGGTGTATTTTGCTGACGTTGAGCAACTAATCACCAATGGCGACTTTACCGATGCAACCGGCTGGTCTGTAACGCTTGCCAGCGGAACGGGGACGATCAGCCAAAATACCACTGATGGAGAGATAACCTTTGATATCAATGGTACTGGCGAGGTGTTTCGAGATGCCTCTGCATCCTTAGAAGCCGGTACAACATATTTCGTTGAGATTACCATTGAGTCATTGGTTTCTGGAACTATTCTGCCAAAGCTGGACGGTGTTTCTGGAACCGCGATCACAACAGCGGATGTCGACGGTATAACCAAGATTACGCAGGAAATCACGACCGGCAACCCCTTGACTAGCGCGTCAAATAGTGGGTTTTCTGTTTACACGGATGCTGAGGGTGTCATATCAAAGTTTCGGGTTTACAAAAAGGACAGGAAGTATCGGGCCAGCCATACATGGGTAAACAACTCCAATAATCCATATTTTGCATCCGCGTCATACAACCGGATTGCGATCATTGACGGCAATGGATCCTCTTATGACATAACCCCAAGCCCTGTTCCGTCAGGGACTGCGGAGGCGTCACAGAACACTGGTTATGGCGGCAGCACCTATGGAAGTGGAAACTACGGTGTAGAGCGAGAGGAAGACTTTACGATCGCAGAGGCAACGGTGTGGACGCTGGCAAACTGGGGTGAGGACTTACTAGCGGTATCTAACTCTGACGGGCATATTTATGAGCTAGATATGTCTGCATGGGCTTTGGCTCCAACAACAACTCCGATGACAAAGGTTTCTGCCAACGCGCTTGTCGTTGACATCGCTGACGGCACAACGGCAAACCCGACAGAAGTTCCGACTAGCAATTATGGGCTTGTTGTAACGGCAGAGCGGTTTGTTTTTGCCTTGAGGGCTGGAGGCAATCCCCGAAAGGTTCAGTGGTGCGACAGAGAAAATCTGTATGAATGGCAGCCCAGCGTGATTAATGAGGCTGGCGATATCGAGCTTCAAACATCTGGATCATTGGTGGCTGG